TTAACGGGTTTTCTCCGAACTTTTGGGTTATTCTTGGATTTTTGAGGGGGAAAGTAAATACCTTCGTCATAAGAGTTATATCTTAATTTTAAATAAATGTTATAAATAAATCGCACTTTTTTTATTTTCTGTTTATATAATCATTTTAATAAGCATTTTTATTCCAAAAATTATTAAGCCCCACAAAAAAAGACACAAAACCCATATAAAAAACCAAATAATTAAAATTTTAAATGAAATTTTTCTCATTTATTTTGGCAATAAAATACCTAATAAAATTCCAATTAGTAATACCAATAAAGAAACTAATCCACTTACAAACCAAGACGGGCGTTTATTGATTTCTTCTCTAATTTCAATCAGTTGCTTAGAAATATCCGTAATATGATTATTAAGAGATGATTTAATCTCGGCAATGTCGTCAGCAATTGCCCTATACTTTTCCTCAAGAGTAGAAATTCTTTGTTCTATTTTTAATTTATAACCATTATTTTCCATAAGCATTTATTTATTCATTATAAGAAGTTGGAGCATCTTTAGTGCTAATATCACCAATTTCTCTTGCTATTTTTTCTACTCGATCAACAATTCCAGCCTTCATTGGCTCAATTGTTAATCTTACTTTATCTAAATAATATTCGACCTTTGTAATAAGCATATTTTCTTCAAATGTTTCACTTAAAGATTCTGAAAAGCCAGCAAATGAACAAGTATGGCCAGGTTCAATAGATTCTATATCATAACCTCTAAACGGATCATAATTATTATCCATAATTTCAACAACAACTTTAACATCAGGATCTTTATGTTCAGATATAAATCCTTGAGCAATTTTATCTGCATCAACTGTATCTCCAATTCTTCCCGGATCAATATATTTTAATACTCTCCTTCCATAATCAGATATTGAACCATCATCATCATATAGCCTATAAACCTGACCTGCACCAGTTTTACTGTTCCAAAACAACAAGGCATTTTTAATCTTTTCCATTCCTTTTTCTATTCTTACGCTTCTAAAATGACGACCAAAAATAAATGTATGAGTTGCCGAACTTGGTTTAGGTTTAAAATGAACTATATTTTCTTGATCAACATACCACCACCAATTAGCCGGAGCTAAAGATTTTATAATATCTATAGCTTCTCTATAAGTCATCATCTCAAAAGTATAAGTAGCAGTCGTTCCTGTTTCTTCTATAGATTCATTTGAATAATTTAATTTTGGATTTGATGTTTCGGCCCGATATCTATCCATTAAATTTCTAAACATTTGCCCAACATCTTCTGCTGTTTCAGTAATTGTTGTCGTTGTTCCATTTTTATAAATATCTTGAGCAAATTTTGTATAATATCCTAATAATGTCACTGTCACCCCCTCTTTTCCACCTTCAACCCAAGGCTCATATTTAGAAATATATCCAGAATAAATAAGTTTTTCTTTTTCTGATGTTTCTGCCGTATCCTTATCCGTTATTTTAATCTGAACTTCATTATTAAGTTTAACATCAAAATACTCGCCATAATCATCAAATTTTCTTGCTAATTTTATAACACACTCGCCTAATCCTCCATTTATTTCTTTTGTAAATCCAACAAATGTTGCATCTTTCCAAGCCTTTAAAAATTCACCTTGAGGAGAGTAAACATTTATATGGATATTCTTCTCATATATCTTTTTTGTAACTGTCACTTCATCTCTACCAATTCCACTTTCAGTTATTACAACCGTCTGTCCCTTCCAAGCATCATCTTTACCAACTCCATATTCAGTAATTCTTATTTCTAAATCCCTTAATGCTTTATCAGTTCCAATTCCACTTTCTTTAATAATTATATCTTTATCTATTGAAATTTCCTCAATTGCTGTTGCGAGTTCTTTTGGAAGAGTAATTGGAGTTTCTACTGGAGCATTCGGGTCAGAGAAACTATCTACAAAGATATCATAAGTTGTTCCTGAATAGGTTACAAGTCTAATTTTATTAACTGATGTATATGTATTTAATGGTGATACCCAATCTGTCCAATTTCCATCATTTACCCTTCCTCTAAAATACCCATCACTCTCTCGCCATTCAACTTCTATTTTATACCAAGTATTGATTGATACTGAGCTTTTAATAGTTGTTTTTCCTGAACCCCCATCAAAAACAATGTTTCCATTATAAAATAAAACATGTATCAGCTGATTATCATCTTCATAAAAAACAACAGCTTGTCGTGGAGTAGGGTTGGTGCTACGCATATAAAATATCTGATTGCCACTCGCTTCAGGAGAAAAACTTTTACCAATACTACCAGAACCTGCCCCACCAGCACATTTAACCGCCTTTGTTCCTGCTTGAACAACTGTTCCTTGAACATCGTAGAGGGTATCACCCGACCAACCACCCTGTCCATTCAAATCTCCATCATTATATGAATCAAAATTCTCAACTAAAGAACAACCAAAACGAGCCTGGATTACAAAATATTCATTAGCCCAATTATATGCTTTTTTTAGAATTTTTAGCCAATATCTCATGATTCTTCAACCACCTATATTAAATTTTATAATCTAATTTAACTCTATTTCTAATGTCAAAGTCCAAACCTCTCCAGCTGATTTAGTTCCTTTTGATATAACCCTTCTATTTAAATTTTTATTAGCAGTTGCCCCATTTCTAACTGAAAATTCTTCCCACGCAAAATTACCAGTATTACCATCAAAAGTAGCCTTAAATGTGACAACATTTCCAGAAACAGATGGATATCCTGAATCCATGCCAACCCATGCTGTGCTGGCCCCCTGTAAATCTGTTTGCGTAGAAGCAGTAGCAACTGAACTATTACCAACTCCAAGCTGGGCATTAGCATTACTATAAGCAGTTCCACCCAATCCTGTCACTAACTGCCAAATCTCATTTATTCCTTCATCTAAAAGTAAATTACCCTCAAATTCATCAATTTGATATGGTTTATTATTTTTATAATCTTCTTCGTTTAAATATTTTTCAATTTTCCATCTTGTTAGCCAATTTCCTTTTTCTCTAACCATTTTATTTCTCTATCGACCTTAATAGAGATTTTTAATTATAGCCATCTTTTATAATAATCTATATCTAAAGTTAATTGAGGCGAAGTATCTGGCTTACCTCCGAATAAAAGTTTAAATCCTTTATCTTGATCAGTATAATCAGTATAATTTCCTCCATAATCAGTAGTTTTTACAACATGCCCTCTACCATAATTAGCTGCTATTCCTGAATTCCCTCGCCATACATAACAATTATTTATATCTCCATTCCCAGCAGACATAAAAACTACCAACCAGTATTTAGTATTAGCATTTAATTTAAATGTTGCGGCTGTATTTACTAATATCCAATCAAACGAAGTTCCAACATCATTAACAGAAATAGATGTAGCAGATCCACTTACTACTTGATATGGTTTTCCATTTAAATCTGTTCTAACTTCTACATATAAAGAAGGATTTCCGTATGTAGATGGGTCTCCAATTTTTTTAATTCTAAGATAATAACCCTGATAAGTTTTATCAGTATGAGAAACCATAAAACTCTGAGCAACATAATTGTCTCCATAAATCTTATCATCTACCAATGTTTTCGCTTCATCAGGAACAAACTGTTGATCAACAATATTTCCAGCCTTAATTTCAATATCATTGCTTCCTATCTGAAATGATGGAATAACTCCATAAAATTCTATTTCTTCATCATTTAATGTGACTTTTTTTTCATCGCAATCAATTATTAAAACATCACCATCTGAAAAATAAGTTCCTTTATTTATAATACATTTTTCACTTCTGGTAGTATTTTCAAATTGAATTCCTTTTGCATAATCCCAACCACTTCCAATTGTTAAAGTTATTTTTGGTTTTGGAGGTGCTGAACCCTCAAAACTGACACTGCCAGTATAAGTAGGATCAGCATCAACTCCATCTAAAGCAGCAGTTTCATTTATATCTTTCCCAACCCCAGAAGGAACAATAAATCTAACATAATAAGGAACAAATAAATTATGATAATAATCTCTATTTATCCTAATTTCTTCTGCAAAAGCAATATATCTCCTTGTTGATCCGCCATAACTAATATCTAAATTTTTATTTCTTCTTGATAATAATTCCTTAAAATCATCAATTAAACTATCTAAAGCACTTCTTGAACTGGCCTTTAAAGTTCCTTCAATTTCAATAACTTTTGGCCTAAATCTTTCTGAAACCAAAACGCCACCATCTTCTCTTGCTAATTCAAGAATTTCCATTTCCCTAATCGGACTGCTATCATGCCTAACAGCCTTAGGAGTATAGCTGGCATTCATTAACTCTACATTGTCAAATTTAATTGATTGGCTCATGTTCCAGCCAGAGCTCTTAATTCGGATTCTCTATTAATTGCTCTTTTAATTTCCTCAATTAAAGCTTCTTTATTTCCAATAAAAGCTCCGGCAAAGTTAAAATTAAATATATTACCAACTTTTTTATCAGCTGGAATAATTGTTTCTCCAGCATGAGCTAAAATAGGAACAGGTTTTCCTTTTGGTCCAGGAACTACTCCACCTTCTTGCATTCTTATTTTAAAAAGAGACGAAATGCCTGATAGTATAGAAAATATAGATCCTTTTTTCTTTGGCATTATTGGTTGTCCCATAATTGATCTTGCTGTTTCTCTTAATCTTTCTGCAGCCTCAATATCTCCTTCAGCTTCTCTTTCTCTTGCTCTTTTTATTAATTTTAATGCTGCCTCTGTTTGTCTTTCTTGTGCTTCTGCTATTTTATTATATTGTCTTTCAAATCCACTTAATAAATCTAATAAAGCTTTCATTCCATCAATAACAATTGGCAAAATTTTTGTTCCTAATTCAATCATTACAACATTAAGATTATTTTTTAACATTCTATATTGATTTTCAGTGCTTTCTGTAGCCTTATCAAAACCTTCCTGCAAAGCATCAACATTACTATTCATATCTTTCAAAATATCATTAAGTTTTTTAGCCCCATCTTCTGATGCTAAAGCAAACATTGCATTAGCCGCCTCTACTGATCCAAATAAATCTGCAATTGCTTGTTTATTTCCACCAGCTTTTTCAGTTATTTCTACAAGCATTCCAGACAATCCTTTTGCCTGTAATGCCGCTAAATCAAATTGAATTCCTAATTTCTCAGCAGTTTCTGTTGCCGCCTTTGTTGGTTTTAAAATATTCGATATAGCAGCTTTTAATGCAGTTTGGGCCTCGCTGGCAGTAATGCCACCTGTTGTTAAAATAGCAGTTGCCGCCGATAAATCCTCTAAAGAAATACCAACCTCTTTAGCTATAGCAGCAACTTTACCAAATCCTTGAGCAAGACCAGCAATTGTTGTTTTTCCATACTTTACAGTTTTAAAAAGAATATTTGCTATTTTATTAGCATCATGAGTTTCATCAGCATAAACATTTATTGCAGAAGTTAAAAGATCGGTTGCTTCTTTAGTTGTAGCTAACCCAGCTGTAGCTAATTTAGCAGCTGTTTTTAAAACATCAAATTGTTTTGCAGCACTTATTCCAGCCGATCTTACATCATATAAAGCTTCTGCTAACTCATCTGCTGCTACCGGAACATCTCTTGACAAATCTAATATCCTTTTTCCCATTTCTTTTATATTCTCTGTATTGGTGTCAATAATAGTAGCAACATTAGTCATTTTACTCTCAAATGCCGCCGCTGATCTTATTGCTTTGACACCAATACCAACAGCCAATCCACCAATTGCCGCACTTGCCATCTTTGCCTGCGAAGCTAAATTACTTAAATTTCTACCAGTTTCTTTAAAAACTTTCCCGGTTTTATCTTGGGCCGTTAAAATTACTTTTAATTTTTGAATAGTGCTTCCGTTCATTATTTATTCTTTTTATACAATATTTAATAAAATCCCATGGTTGGGAATATAATTCCTGTAATGTCCAACCAAATTCTCTGCAAAGTTCAAAAGCTATTCTTTTTGCGAGCCCCCTTTTTTAGGCCTTCCCTCAATGGCTTCTGTCACTTTTTTCATTAAAATATTAGCATCTTTAATCGGCAACTTTCTAATATTCTCAACTGTTATTGGCAAAACATTTCCATCTTTATCTGTTAAATTCCAACTTTTAATTAACAAAGATGCGGCCTTTATTATTCTTTCCATATCAGTCGCATCTTCGCCTAATTCATCAAGTTGAACTATATTCCCAAAAATAAGTTGATCATATATCTCCACCTTGCTCCCAGGAAATGATGGAAGCTCAATAACTTCAACTTTTCTAAAATCTTTTAATTCTGGCATAGAATTTTACTCTTAGTTAATTAAACTACTAAGCTAAATCGACCTTTTTATTATAAACATTAATAACTTGATACCTCGTTAATCAGATAACAATCATCAAAGATTTTTGAAGTTGCAGTATCATAATAAGCAGTAAAATTCAAGCTTTGGCTAACAATATCATCTAAGCTTTTATCAACTTCCCATTCCTCAAAAATAACTTTCTTGAAATCTATTCTAAATGTTGGATTAGAGGAAGCTCCTATAGTTCTATCAGTGTTTTTTAATTCAATTCTTACTGCTTTAACCTTTCCATCAAGAGCATAATCTCTAAATGTTTTATCTTCATAGTTCAACACTATTCTACCAGTAATTCTGAAAACAGTATTTAAAATATCTGCTGGATCTACAGATCCAAGCTTATTATCTCTAATAAGATTCTTTTCAATAGTTAATTCCAATTCTTTCAAAGCAACTTTACTGGCCGCATCAAGTCCAGACAAACTATCAGCAACTTTAAAACTCAAATGCTTCGAAGTAAACTTATTTTCTGAAACATAAGAAGGACTAATAGTTGTCCAATTTTCCGACTGATGAGATTGAAACCCTGCAATAAATGTCACAATTTCACCTAAAGCAACTCTTATTGTCAAGCTATTGAGCATTCCTCTCCTAAATACCAATGTATTATCAGGATCTTTATAAACAATCGATAAAGAATCATGCTGATTATCATTCTGAAGCGTAAAGGTATGCTTGTAAGCAGTTGTTTCTTCCACCGCAGATGATACTTCACCTAAAGCAGCTAAAAGGATCAATCCAAATGATTTATCTCTTATTTCAGCTTCTATTTCTCCTTCGGCCCAAGCTTCAGTTATATATCCAGTAGTTTCTCCAGCAATACTGCCTAAACTTTCGCCACTTTTTGTTAAATTAACTTTATTATCAAAGGTAAAGCCGAGTTTAGGAAGCCAATAATCAACACTCCCGGGAAATGTTCCCCGCGTTGATTCTTTGGCAAATCCTATTTCTGTTAGTCGACCGATAAATTTGCTCATTTTTTTACATCAGCGACCTTAGCTGATGTCTACACTAATTTTTATTCTTAATTTAACTGTTTTAGTTAATAATTTTTTATCTGGAACCTCGCTCCATGCCCCAGAGCTTGGTTCAATTCCGACCATTGTATACCTACTTGGTAAAGATATTCCTGATAATGTTTGGTCCTGATCAAAGGCATCCATAACATCATCAGCTAAATCATATAAAGCATCTAAAGCCTCTGATATTCCAGAACTTGGTATCTCATAAAAAAGATCAATATTAAAAACATAAACCCTTAAATTTTCAGTTGTTGTTTCATAATCAGATTCATCTTCAGAGGGAGTAATTATTGCAGCAGGATAACCAGAAAATTCTAATCTCGGTTCATCATAAACTTCCTGAATTTTAGATATTCCTTGAAGTTTCTCCTTTATTTTATTTTTCAATATTGTATAGGTTGTATCAGCCATAATTATTTAGCCTTTTTTACTGTTTCTTTTACAATATTTTCTAATGCCTTTTTAAATCTAAAGTTTATTTTTGGAAGAGCATCTTTTACTCCTTCTTTCAAAAATGGCTTTGCTTTTGTTCCCCTTCTACTTATTGCTCTGGCCACTAAAAATGGTTCTATACCATGCAATCTTGCCCAACGATTCAAAGGAGTTCCTTCACCAAATGGCGGCCAATGAGGCCTTGTTCCTTCATGAACAAATATTCCATATTTTGCAGTTGGCCCAAAAATTCCTCTTAATGGTTGTAAAACAGATCTAAAACTTGATCTCAACCTTCCTTCACTAACAGGAGTTTTTGGCACTGTTTCTCTTTCTATTTCATAAATAGAATATTTAATTGCTTCCTGTAAATGTTTTGCTGATATTTCAGGAAATTTTTTAATTGATTTTTTAAATTTATCTAATCCTTGAATTTTTAATGAAATCTCAGGCATTATATTTCTTTAAAATTACTTCTAAATGAGTTGACATACCAAAATCTTGTTTATTTACTGCTACAACAGAATATTCATTTCCATCAGAATCTACAACTTTATCTCCTGTTTTAATATCCTCACTAACATCGCACCAAGCCTTATGGGTAGCCCCATAGACGCCATAAATTTCAAAAGACGACTCATCAGTTATTCTTTGAATATGAGCATCAATAGTTCCTGTAGAAACAAAATTCTTTTTATTTCCAGAAACAGTTTTTAACCTTGATATTGTTATTCTTTTATTAAAAAAATGTCTAAGCCCCATAAGGTCTTTTATATTTATCAAGAATACTTTTTATTTCCGGATCAGCCATAACTTCTTTCTTAAATGTAACGGAATAATCTCCTAATCTTTCTGATTGAATATTTCCTGCTTGTTTTCTTTGATTATAAACTTTTGAAACTAATTTCCAGCAAGCATATTCTAAATCTCCAGCTCCAGCATCTTCAAGAAAAGTAGATGAATTATCATAATCATAGCCAGCAGTATAAGTTATTCGGTAATGTTTTGGATATTTATAAAAAATTCCTCTGACTCGTTCAACTATCCCCGAATCATAATGAACAAAATAATATTCTGTATCAATCTCGTTCCAATCATCTTCATTTAAATCAGAGCTTCTTTCCTCTATTTTAAAAGTTGAGCTTTCATCAACCGGATAATTCTTTAATAACAATTTATTTGTTCCATTTCCATTATAAAGCTCATTAGTATAAGCTTTTTGTTTAAATCTCCTATCACAATAATTCTCAATAAAATCAGTGCAAGAATTTATAAGGCTGGTCAATAGTTCATCATTAGATGTGCCAGAAATACCCAGAAAAGTTTTGACTCTGGCCAAAGTTGTTAAAGCATAATCTAATAAAGCCATAATTTTTACTTAGCTTTAGTTTTATAAGTTCTTTTTCTCCTCGCTGGCTTCATTTCCTTTGTCTTTTTCTTTTTTGGGCTTCCTTTCTCAACCCATTCAGCCCGGCCAAGATCAACTAATTGCTGACATTTTTCAAAATCAGTCTCATAAATAGTCCCTGCTGGATTATCAAGATAACTTGTAATTAGTTTAACTTTTGGCATAATTTTATTTTTACTTTTATGAATTACCGACCTTTATGCTCCGCTCGAGTGAAGGTCGAAAACACTCGAGCGTAGCATGAAGGCCAGTAAGGCCTTCACTACAAGGAATTTCTATTATGATACTCCAGTGTTAGAAATTTCAACAAATGCTCTGGTAGTCGTTAATTCACCATCAATTCTTTCCTCAACTCGAACAGCAATAAGGTTTCTTTCCCAAAGATTAACTCCAGCAATAGTTGCCTGATCAGCAATATCAATTCTCAATGGCATTTTCTGTCCAATCCAATAAGCCTTCAAATCACCAAAGAAAATCTTTGAGGAAGCTAAATCGTTCTGCTCTAAAACAGGTCTTCCCTTTAAGGCTGGGATTCCAGGCTCTGTGAGAATTCCTGCTTCAAGAAGCAGAGGTCGATTATCGCTGTCCTTCAAATTAGCAATAGCAGCAATTGTTCTTCCATTCATTATCCAAAAAGCACTCTTTCGATAAGCTTGAGGCAGTTTGAAGAAAGCCGAATTGATGTGATCAAAAGTCAAAGCACCACCAGCATCAATAGTTGTAAATGTATAATTATCAAGACCAGTAGGCTGACCACTTCCACTACCAGTTGTAAAAGCCTTATCCTCTGCTTTAGCTACTGCATCAGCAAGTGCCTTACTAACAATCTGAACAACATTAAATGGAGAATCATCTCTTAACTGAGTTGATATAGGCACTATAGCAGCTAAAGTATAAGGAGTAAGACTAATCTGGTTAAAAGTCATGGAAGAGGTTGACTTATCACTATTTTCACCAGTCCAGTAAACAATCGGCTTTGAAGCAATACCACTAATATTCAACTGGTTGGTCTTCATTCCAGTCATATCAATGACAGTTGCTCTTGGTTTAATAACTGCCTCATCTTCCATTAAGTCAACAATTACATTGTGAAGGAGAGTTGGAACAAGATATCCACCCTCAGCATCAGTTCCTTCAACTAATGGCTCAAGCTTCTGGTGGAAGTTGAGCATACTGGCTGTATCTTTTCTAAGAAAAGCCTGGAACCATTTGCCAAGAACTTCAATCTCGCTCTTTCTCATCTTGACTTCTTTTCCTTTCTTTGTCTCAAACAATTTGATTTCTGGATCGTTTAATTTAGCATCATAAGTTATTTCCTTTTTCTTCTCAACATCTTTTTCCCTAATTTTTGCTAATGATTCAGAAATCTGCTTAGCAATACTTTGGGAAAGTTCAGCAATCTTTTCTTCCTCATCTTCCTTTTCTTCTTCTTCCTTTTCTTCTTCCTTTTCTTCCTCTTCTTCCTTTACATCCTCATCTTCCTTAATTTCCTCTTCTTTTTTCTTAATTTCACTCATACTCTTTTAGCTCATGGAGTGTATACTCCGCGGCTTTATCAATTATCCGCAAAGCCTTAATAAGTTTAGCCTTACGGTTGTTGACCTTTACTGCTTTTTTCTTAGCAGGTTCTCCGCCCTTAGGAGGTTGGGTATTTTTTAATAACTCCTCTAAGGCGGATATAGCTTTTCTCATTGTGTCAATTGATGTTCTTATTAAAATTCTATTCTTTTCTGAGAGAATTCTACCTTCTTTAATATTTTCTATCTCTTCACTAAGTTCAATAAGTTTTTTAACAGTTTCATCCATATCTTTATGCTCATCAACCCACCTTCTTGCTTCAGCAAGTGTCCATTTATCTTTATCAAACAAATAACTTTGAACATGAGTTGGGCCATTTGGATCAGTTTTATATTTACCAATTATTGCTTTAATTCCTTTTGGCTTAGAAATATCAATAGTTCTAAACGAATCTTTTACAAATTTATCTGGATCCTCTACTCTAATTCTTATATAATTCTCAGTTATTTCTGGCTCTGGCTTCATTTCCCAACCCATATCTTCTAAACTTTTCAATTCTTCTTCTGAATATTCTCTAAATTCAGGCGGTTCTTTATCAAACTGCTTATAATGTTTAACTAAATGATTATAAACTCCTTTTTTATCTTTATTCGGAATATTAACTCCACCTCTGGCTCCTAATAATGCTCCCATAGCAGCCGCTACTCCTTTCCAAACTACATAATGATCTTTTGCTCTATGATGAGGTAATTTATAACTTGACTTAACATCAGGATTTTCTGAATCATACCAAGCACACATTATTTTAAGATCATCTATATCTGCTTCTCTAATTTCACGAGGAGCATCCCACTTTTCTCCTTCTGGAGCTTTAGGAGTTTCTTTATATGGAATAACTCCTTTGCTTTCCATTTCTTCTAAATCTTTTTCAAGTGATTTATAAAGAGAATTAAGACGAGCTTCTGGATTAGCTGGAACATTAACAACAGAAATTTCCAAAAGTTCTTGTTTAGTAATCCTATTACCTTCTCTCTCTTTTGGTATAAATCCAACAGAAAATGTATTCAAAAAACCACCTCGCATGAGATCAGCGACTTTTTTAGCAAAGTCATTTTCCTTCTCAGCAAAGGTGGCATCAAATTTAAGCTCACCAGTAGATTTGTCAATCCAAATTCTATCAACTCGACCTATTGGCAAATCCATTGCCTTATGAGACCATAAAAGTCTTGGAGCTTTCAAAAAATTGTCTAACTCCCACCCATTTGGATCAAGAATTTCTTCATCTCTATCTAATGATCCAGTGGAAGCTACAGCTCCAGTAATGGTGCCATTTTCTTTTACTTTTTTGACAAATCCTTTAGCATATATTTTCATTTTTTAAACTTTCCGACCTAACGAAAGTTTTTATTCTTTTAATACTGGGATAGTAGTGCATCTACAATTTGTATGTAGAGGCGGTTCGCCAACATTACTATAATCAATATTAAGTGGACGCTCAGCTCCAGTTGGCTTAAAACTATCCCCTTGATTAAAATAATTATCTTCTAAAGAAACTATTTTTCCATTTAAACTACTACAATAAGGACAAGTTCTTTCATCAAGTGCTGTTAACCATTCCTTTCCTTTTACAACCCCAGATTGCCTATAGCCTTCAACTATAGCAAAGTTAGCCGCTCTCGATGATTCACTTCTGGCAATAGCAAAGGCTCTTGTTGTTTTTGCTCTTTTAAAAACTTTTTTAATCCTATTTTTTATCTCAACAATTCCCTCTCCTTCGCTAACTCCTTCATTAACTTCAGATAAAATTTCTTCCCTTGTGACTTTATTAACTTCTTTTGCGAATTTAAGCCCATCTTTTCTTAAAAATTCCAAAACCTTATTACTTGAAACATCAAATCCTTCTAATCCAAGCATTGTTAAAGTTTCTTCTCCATGTTCAGCAATAAAAGTTGTTAAAATAGGCTTAAAAATTTCAACAAATATTTCTTTTTCTTTTTCTACATCAAAATCAAAATCAATTTGTTTAACAGATTTAACCGACTCTAAAACTTCCCTTTGCTGCCTATTAAACTGCTTTATTAAATTTTCTTTTATTATCCTTTCTTCTCTATTAAGCCTAATAACGAACCTTTTCCAAAATGCTTCTTTAAATTCTTCACTAAATTTATTTATTTTTTTTTTACCTATTTTCTTTTTTCCTTGATTTTTCTTAAATTCTTTTGTTATTTTATCAAACTTTTTTTTCATTTCTTCAGATACCATATCACTTATTTTTTCCTGCATTGGCCTTCTTATTCTTTTAACATTCAACATCATTTTACCTTTTTCTTTAACTTGACCAATTGAAACCATATTAAGAGGTAAAAACAAGTTATCTCCACCTTCAAATCCTTTATATCCTTCCTCTTCTCTAACTTCATTAGGGGCCAGCCAGCCATTTTTAATTCCAGACTCATAATACTTCAAAGCAATCTCAATATTTCTTGGTGATGGATCATCAAAATCAAAAAACAATGTATCATCGCCATAATCAGGAAGTAAAAATTCATTTAAATAAGAAACTATTTTTCTTAATTTTGGCACTATTGTCTCTTCAATAAACACAGCCTTATGGGCTTCAGCTACTGCTCGATTTATATCTTCAGCAGAAATAACTCCTTTAGGAATTCCAAAAATAGCAAATATCTCATCACGACTATATTTTCTTAATGCTACAAAATCCATATCAGTCTGCTTAAATCCAATCTCTTTAAATTTTCCTCCACCCTCTAATATTGCTAACTTATGAGCATTTCTTCCGCCTTGATGCATTGACTCCCATTGTGCTTTTATTCTATCAAACTGATCTTGCGATAATGTTCCTTCCAACTCTAAAACTCCACGAGGAGTTGCCGAATTTCTAAAGAAATTCCAATTCCATTTAGCCGCTTCTCTATCAGATGTAATTGCAATTTCAGCTGCTTTTACTGGAGATAATCCACGATAAGGATTTAATGGATTTGGATATTTAAAATGAATTATCTCATCTGCATCAAAAGTAATTTCTTTTCCACTTCCAGGCACTCTATATATATAACCTTCAACAAAATTTTCAGCAGATGGAACAACATTCATATTAGCCGGCGAAAGCCAAGGATAAATAGAAACAATTTTTCCAGAATCATTTTTTAATTTCCACCAAAAAGCTTCACCAGCAAGTTCTAAATATATACCCAATAACTCAAAAAGATCATATCTTGTCATGAACTCATTCACTCCATCAAGCAAATCTAAAACATCATGCTTTTTTACTTCTTCTATTTTGCCATCACTTTTTCTTTTATAAAGCCTTAATTTTATATTAGCAATCTCGCTTGATATTTTTCTTATACAAGCATAAACCCAAGATGAGTATGATTGTAATTGAGCTCCTAAATCATACTGAGGAGGTTCACTCATGCCAAAAGTTGCGGTCGGTGTAAATGGAATTATATTTGGCCTATCTTGTTTTTGATCAAGGCCAATAAGTCTTTGAATAAATTTTTGAAACTTGTTCATAAAAAAAGATGGGAAATCTGCCAAAAAGCAAACTTCCCGTCTGGTGGTAAGTTTATAATTTTTAGATTTTATTTTCTACTTTTATGGTAGCAAATATTTTTTATTTGTCAAGAGGAGGTTGAGGATAAGTCAAACCTCTTTGACTCTATTGGATTTAAAGCTTTGATCGGCTCACCCTTCATTACAACACAAATAAATTGAGCATATTTTATGCTACGACAAAATTTTATAAATTCATATTCTGTGCGAGTAAGTTCTACTTTGATTGTTTCTTTCTGTTTTTCTTGCATATTTCTATGACCTTTTTAAATTCTTCAACTGATATTTTAATATTATGTTTTTCTCTAACTTCTTTTAATCTTGCTTGAGCTTCTTTGTTTCTTTCTTCAGGATCTAAAAATTTCTCAAGATCTTCAACATTATCAGCCACTGGCATTCCACAAGCCCAAGCAATATAAGTTTTGTTATTAGATTTAAATCTAAATCTTTTATTATAATTTATCGGCTGAGGATTTATAACAATATCCCCATAAGTTAAATCAAATTTTATTGTCTCCCAGCTAAACTTTCTATTTTCTATTTCCACTCCATAAGTATTTACTGGATTAAATTCATTATTAGAAACAACTAACAATTTTAATCTTAATCTTGCCAAGGAAGGAAGAACCATTGGTAAAATTTCTTTTGCATTATGATAATATCCAAACCACACAACTGTTTCAGCTTTTCCAACATGCTTTTTGGGCTTATCAAAAAAATCTAAATCAACTCTATCAGGAATATAAAAGCAAGGAACTTTCACTATCTTTTTTACAAATTTATAAATTCCTTCTGATGAGCAAGTAATAGCATCAACAAGTTTAGAGATTTTTACCAATTCTAATTCACCAGTTAGCCAATCAGGATCACACAAGTCTAAAATTTTTATTCCCGGATATGCTTTCATCATTTCTTCCCAGTATACTTTTTGAAAAATCAATACATCACTATAACATCCTTCTGTCCATAATTTTGCTTCTGGCCAATGTTTAACGAGCCAATCACCACGAATTATTGACGACCCAATCGATCCTTTTCTTCTTCCATGTTTTCTTTGAAATGTAAGTATTCTTATTTCCATACTAATTTTTTAATTAAAGTTAACCAATCTTGGCGATACCTCTTATAATTAAATTTTTCTATTGCAGTTTTCTTTCCAGCTTGGCCTATCCTAACACATCTATCATAATAATTATTTACCAATTTTGAAAGCTTCTTTGCTATCTTTTCTGGATCATTAGGAACTATAATCATATTTTCATTTGGTTTTGCAAATTTTTCTAAATCATGAGCTCCTTCAACCTGCACAACACAGCAACCACTCAACATTGCCTCAGTCCTTCCTCTATTCATCGGAGTTCTAAAAGAGGTATCGAGATAGATCAGGGATCGACCTAAAAATTCCCTGTAAGTATCAAAACTTTTTTCAGTATTAACATTAACCCTTGCCCACCATAATTCTAAAGCATATTTTTCTCTTAAAATTCTTGCAACTTCATTCATGCATTCTCGATTATAATAAGTATCACAGCCTCCAGGAGATAAAGCTGTAAATATTCTTGGTTCTTTTGGTAAATCCCACCAATCATCAGGATTCATTCCATGCCAAATCGGTATCCCCCAACCCCACTCATCAGGAAAAGCTGCTTTATAAGAATTTACAACCATTGGAATATCACCAACTAAAGCCCTTATTTCTCTTTTACATTTTTTCTCAGCATATTCAAAGCTTTCATCATCTCCTATTTTTAATCTTTCTGGCCAGACAGGTGAACCATGATTTATAACAACTTTTGGAATATCTTGTATTAAATCTCTCATTTCTTTAAACAAAATGCTTTTTCCCATATCAGGATCAACGCATTGCTGATCTATATCCAAAATAGCTAAATCATATTTACCCGGTTCATAATATGGAACAAAATGAGCATTCTCCGGCAAGGGTCTTGTTTGATAATACCACTCTTTACTACTATTATAAACCAAATAAAACTCTGCATCTTCTTTTAAGGCATTAAAAAGATCATAAAAATGCATTGTATGCCAAGGAGTAGTAAAGATTTTATATTTCTTTTTTTGGTTGCATTTTGACATGAATGTCTAATTTTTGATTAATTATTATTTCTTTAATTATCCAAGGATATTTATAATTTTCAAAAAACTTAAATGTTGCTTTTCTTGGATGCAATTTATGAACAGGTATCCAGCTCTCTTCTCTAAATAATGTTGGCGAAATTATATACAGCTCGCCATTTTTCTTTAAAACTCTCCAACATTCATCCATTATTTTTAAAAATTCTTCTTCATTAAAATGTTCCATAAAATGACTCGCTATTATATATTCACAACTATTATCAGGCAAAGGAATTCCATCTTTTACATCCCAAACAATCTCTTGGCCATAATCAATTATATCTAAACCAACATTATTTTTTCCTTTTATAGGCCTTCTATGTTTTTTATCTCCGCAACCAAGATCAAGATAAATATCTTTAAAATTTTTAATTTTAACTCGTCTCATATTTGCTATTTTCATTAGCTATAATTAAATATTTTATTTCATTATCCACTCCAAGATATTTTAAGATCCAATTCTGAATAAAATCCGGACTGGTAATCAAAGCATCGTAGGAGAAAATAACAAAAGGTATATTATACTTTTCTAAAAATCTAAATATTCTTTTATAGCCTTCCCTTGTTCTTTTTTCAGCTTCTATTTCTGAATGAGTATGTTTCTGTCTAACTTGAGATTTAATCATATAGGGCCAAGCTCTTACTGTAATAACCGCAAAAGAAAATCTATGCTTTTTATATAATTTATCTAAGTCTGGCCATTTTTGGGCCCAAGGCAAGCTTCTCCTCACAACATTAAAGCCGTTTTCCTCTAATATTTTAGTTGTAATTCTTGTGCCGGTGCTCTCGGCTCCCAAAACTATTATTTTATTCATACATTTTATGCAATAAAAATTTAGCTTTCCAAATATCGCTTTTTCTTTTATATCTGCCAGATGATTCAATTTCTTTTGCTTTTGCTTCCGGAATATATTTAAAATCAAATCCCTGCTTACCAAATCTTTCTCTTGTTTCTTGGCTTAATCCACCATACATATTAATCCGCTCACAAAACATTCCAGCTTTTATAAAATCATTTTTTAAAATCCAGCTAAAATTCTCAACAAATGATTTCTTTGTTGACAGCTTTCCTTTGCTAATCTTCCCTCCCCAATGCCAAGTATTCGGAAAGGTATATTTAGCAATATTACTTAAAGCTCCATCTTCCAAGGCCAATCTATCATCTAAAAATACTAATATTTCTCCAAGTGCCTCAATTGCTCCAATATTTCTCGCTTTAGCTAATCCATATTCTAATTTTTCCCCAGTTTTCAAATATAAAATAGGTGTTCTAAATTGTTTTTTTGCTTCTTTTACTGCAATCTCAGTATTATCATCAGAGCCATCATCACAAACTATTATTTCTTTTGCTGGATAATCCTGCCTTTCTATAGAAAGCAAAATCTTAATGATATTTTTTCTTCTGTTAAATGTCGGAATTATTACTGAAATCAGTCTATCATTTGGATATAAAAGTTGATAATAGGCTCTGGCAAAATTTCTTGCCATTTTTTTATCTGAATAATTTTTTATAGTATTCCAAGCATTTTCTCTTATCTTCATTCTTAACTTTTCATCTTCCATTATCATTTTTAACTTCTCTTTGAAATTACTTTCATTAAATATAATTCCATTTTTCCCATCCTCAATAAGATCCCTTGCCATTCCTTGAGCTGTTGCTAAAACAGGAACTCCTCTGGCCATAGCTTCTAATAATGGAATCGTCCCAGTTTCTTTTTCTCCAGTTGAATACATAACAAAAACCGTCATTCTTCTATAAATCTCATCTTTAAAATTCATGGGCATCATTCCTTGCCTCCCAAATCCTCCATGAAATTCTAAATTATCTTTTGGAACTGTTTCCCAATAATCTGGTTTATCAATATAACCAGAACCTATAACTTTATATCCCAATTCTTTAGAAATCTTACAAATTCTATCTAAATTTTTATGCGGCACTACTCTTCCAATATATCCAACCGCTGGTTCTTTTGGTGGATAATCTTCAATAAAAGTATATCTATCTAAATCAATTCCCATAGGAATTTTTACTACTCGAGGATGCTTCAAAGAAAGCCTTTCAAAGCCCCATGTTGTTGCGATTGCCAGCATATCATATTCTTTCCAATCACTCTCATCTAACTGATAATGATTATGATGAGTTAAAATTTTCGGAATTTCTTTTAATTCAGGCATTAAATCCATAAGCTGATTTGCTGAATGCCAATATTGAGGATGCCATAAATCAAACTTAATTCCATTACTCATTAGATTTTTAATTTCAATCATTCCTTGGGCCACTCCTCTCGGATGAACAGCAACATTGAAAAAATTAAATCTCGGATTATTTCTTACAATCGCTTTTACTAAATTTCCAATTGCCCACTCATGGACATCTGGTGTGATTAATATATTCATAAGCCTTTAAAATTATCCCAATTATTATAGCCGAACTCATCAGGTGTCATTCTTTTAATTCGCTCAACTATATACTTTGGATGATCTACGCTTTTTAATATTGGTTTATTAAGTCGACCTTTCATTTGATTTACAAAAATTTTAAATGATTCTTCAGGAGTTTTCCCCCAAGACCAATTAAAAGCAGTAGCATAAGCTTTACTAAACCTAAAAAATTCTAATTTCGCCATTTCTTTTGTTCTGAAAAAGTAATCATAATTATAAATATACGCACTTAATGGTGCCATCATATCATCTGGCAACTTCCTGCCTTCTGGAACTTTCCATTTTTTATTTTCTCCACTAACTAAAATAGGATAGCACCAATCTGTTTGTTGATCAGTTGCTATCCCATATCTAATATTAAGTTCATCTGCTTTTTTTGTATTTATTGCCAATGGTAAAATTGCTTTTTCATATCCTTTAAATCTATTTAAAACATTAAACTTTATAAAATAAGCAACAGGAATATGAGCATCAAAATAATCAGACAATTTCTTTTTAATTTTGTCAAACTCATTTTCATGAATAAGATAATCAATATCCATTTTAATTGCCCAATCTCCAGTGCATTTCTCTAATCCAAGATTAAGATGTTTTGGCAACTCGGCCCATTCCCATTCTTCCGGCCAAGGTAATTTAATAATTTTTACCTTTCCGCCAAATTTTTCTAATATTTTTTCAAGTGATCCATCTGTTGAACCACCATCAACAATAACCACCTCATCAGCAAAATCTAAATAATTTTCAATAGCCTCTAAATAAGCATATTGATATTTTTCTGGATTTGTAATTGTAGTAAAGATTGATATTTTCATAATTTTATACAAATCTAATTCTTACTTCTGGTGCTTTTTTCATTGCCAATGCAATTGACCAAAAACTATCGCCATGACCTTCTGGAGTTTCCGGAGCTTGTAAATCATTTGTCACACATAAAATTTGTTCAATCATTCTTCTATCATCAAGGAGTTCAATTTCTCCTTTTTCGACCTTTTTGCTAAATTCTGTAGCCAATGATGATTTTTCTTTATTGTTAAAATTAACTGGCTTCATTTGAGAAGGCAATCTTCCTTCTTCTCCTAAACTTTCAAACTCTCCACGAGTTGTATCATAATTTAAATAATCAATTTTAAAATTCTCAATAGCTAATTTAAGATAATCTAACTGTTTAACATAATCCCAACCATCCATAAATATTTGGTGAATCTGTATCCATTTTTCTTTAGCTTCTTTTCTTACAATTCTAAAAACTGATAAATGAGACGGATGAGCCTTTTTTCCTATATCAAACCCTGCAACTACATCATCTTTAATATCATATTTTTTATAAACTGAAAGATTTTCTAATTTTGGGTTGACAACTTTTAAAATTTGTTTTCTCTTAAAAAATCCTTCCTCAGCATAAACTGGCGAACATTGATATTCTTGATTAAAAATCTTTTCACCTTTTAAATCTCTAATTCTACACAATTCTTTATAATCTTTCCATTCTGGCCATAATACTTTTTTTTCTTTTTCTGAAATTATTGCCGGTAATATTTTTACAGCAAATTTATTTCTTAAATCATGATCAAAATAAAAGTCATCTCTTGTTTGGGCCGTTCCAACAACATGCAATTCTTCTCTCGGCATATCAAGTATTTCTGTTTTGAATATGCGATTAATTTTTTTAATAACAGTTAAAACCAATTTATTTGCCGGATCTTGAAATGGATCATCAACATAAACAATCGGACAATGAATTCCTCTTTTAAATCCCAACATTCCCTGCGGTTCAAGAGTAAAGTAATTATCTTCCCCTTTCCAATGATATTTTATAATCCCTTCAGCGGTTGGTTTATCATCTACTAAATCTTTATAAAACGGATTTTTTGCTATCAAACCTTTTATCTTCTGAATATGATAAGCGGCCATATTAACCTGATAAGAAAAATAATGAGCTTCTAACGGATCTAACCTTCTCAAAACCTGCCACATAAAATGAGCATACAAACTCATTGACTTAAAATGATCTCTTGCTGATATCCTCATCGTCCAATGATTATCTTGCAAAAATCTCGCTGTCCAATTTACATGCTCTCCTCCTACAAAATTCTTAACAGATAATGAAAATATATTATTGACAAAATACTCAAAATCATTTACTGCTTTTTTTACTATTTTTATTTGATTTTCGTCCCACATTTTTTTCTTGCTCGTAAATTAACTTAATTATATCGGCCCTTGTCATTACATTTAATTTACCTAATTGCCTTTCAAAAACACCAGCATCAAACATTTTATCAAAAAGTTCTTTATTATTATTTCTAATTTCTTTTAAAGCAGCTATTTTTTCCATATTTGTTGCTTCTGGGCTTGTCACAATACTCCAAAGCCTTAAATCACTTTCAGATATTTTATCCTCAAATTCAGCCAATTTTTTATTAAGCGTATAATAATCTATCCGATAAGCCCGCTCTTTTCTTATTTTTTTTAATAACTTATGAATATAATCTTTATCTAACTTTAGCGGCTTTCTTTGTTTTTGCAATGTTTCTCGTATTTCTCTAATTGAAGCATTTGGGTTCATCACCAAAACCCTTCTAATCATCTTTATATGATATTCTTGTTGTTCTTTTGAATATCTCATATATCCCTTATTTTCCCTTTAAAATAATAATTACCAAAACAATCCATTTAAATAATTATTAAATAAATATTCACTTACTTTACAATTAACAGCATTTCCTAATTGCCAATATCTTTGCCTATCACTAACTCCTTCTGTCCAACCATCTGGAAATCCTTGTAATCTTTCACATTCTAATGGAGTTAAATATCTAAATTTATCAAATCTTTCTTCATATACTAATTTTTCTCCACATCCATATTGAGTAGTTAATGTTCCAACTCTATCATATAACCCTATTAACTCAAAATTAAATCTTTTTTTCTGTTCAATCTTATCTTTCCATTTTTCATAATCAATAAATTTATAACTTCCACTATTATCTTTAATATCCTTAAATCTTTTAGTATCATCAATAATTTCAGGATATTTAATTTTAAAATCTTTTTTACTACCCAAAAAGAAAACTCTTTCTCTACTTTGTGCCGATCCATAAAATAAACTATTTAATAAAACAACCCTTACATAATATCCACTATAACTTAATAACTTAATTACACTTTTAAATGTTTTTCCATTATCATGATTAAGTATTCCTTTAACATTTTCTAAAACAAACCATTTTGGTTTTTTTATTTTTAAAATATCATAAATATAAAATATCATTTTACCTCTTTTATCTTTAAATCCTTTTCTTAATCCTATTAAACTAAATGATTGACAAGGAAAACCACCTAATAACAAATCAAAATCTGGTAAACTATTAATATCAATTTTTTTAATATCACCAAAATTTTTTATATCACCATAATTTTTTTTATAAATCTTAATAGATGCTTCTTTTATTTCAGAAATACCAATACATTTACAACCATTTTTTCTTCTTAATCCATACTCTAATCCACCTATTCCACTAAATAATGAAAAATATCTCATATTATTTAATAATTTCTAAAATCTTTTCTTTTAATAAATCTTCATTTTCTTTATTTCTCAAAAATTTTTTAACTTTATCATAATCATTTTTACTATCAAACTGAATTAAAATTCTTTCTTTTAATCTCACACCCCCCGGAGGATTTATCATTAAAACAGAATATCTTTCAAAATCAATCTCATAATCTTCTACTTCATTTAAACTAAACATTTCTAATATCTCATCCTCTTCCCAACCAACATCTAACAACATCTCTTCATCAAAATTTGCCAATAAATCATAATCCCAATGGCCTAAATTTTTATTGAGCCTTAAATTTAGTTCTTGTTCTCTTTTTAAGTCAGGAATATTCACATAAACTACTGGGATTTCTTTAATTCCTAATTCTTTTGCAACCTTAACTCTAAAATGACCTCCAATTATTACATTTTTTCTTTTCGGAGCATTATTAACTACAATTGGCTCAACAAAACCAAATCTTTTTAAAGATTCTTTTAAATCTTTAATTTCTTTTTCCGTTGCCGCCCTTGGATTATATTCAGCAAACTTTAAATCATCGATATTTACTTTAACTACTTTCATGTTTATTTTCTTCTTCTTTTACTTTCTTTTAATGCTCTTACTTCAACAGAAAACCACAGATAAAAACCATAAATAATTACTCCTAATAGTCCTGATCCACCATCACTTCCTATTAATACAAATGAGCCAAATAATCCAAGTGAAGAAATTATCATTGATATTAATGCTAATGTTTTTACTTTTTTCATAGTTTTTTTACTTGTTAATTTTTATTAGTTAAATATTCGACCTTTATTATTTAATAACCGTTAAAATATCCTCTGGATGTTCATGCGACCAAATAGCCTCAAAAAGTTTCCATTTTAACCTCCAAGAATAAGTTGGAAATCCTTTAACCTCAACCCATTCTATAGTTCCATCATTATGATAAACCTTAAAGTCTATTCTATAAGTGCAGATTGTTTTTCCATAAACCTTTAATGGTATTGTTATTTGCCTTTCCCAATCTTTTATTTCGCCGGCTTTTTTTCTCATATCCAACTCATAAGCATATTGAGCTTCTTTTTTGCTGTCATACCTTACTCCATTATAAACCTGTTCAATATTATAATATTTGTTCTGCTTCCTTTGAAAATACATCTTTCCTCTTGACAAAATATATTTAATTTGTTATGATAGACAATATAAAGATAAAACTGTCAAGTTTTTCACCACCAGATATCCAGTTTTCGGCTGGTGGTTTTTTTATTTAGACCTCATAAAAACCAGCATTAAAAAGAACTTTAGTATTATCATTGTCCGGAGTAAATACAATCAAATAATCTTCATCTTTTTTTAATATAAACTCTTCACCTTCATTTGCATACCCACCTATTTTTGTCTTATTATTATCTGTTCCAATAAGCCTAACCTCTATCAATGTTCCACCAGATACTGTTGGATCTCTATAGAAATTCAAAGAAGAAGTATTGCCTGAATTTCTATTAACATTATAAATAGATACTTCGGTTCCATTATTAGTGACTGTTGGGTTTTCATAAAATTCAACTTTTCCAGAATTATTTGCCTCCATAACTATCTTAATATGAATTTCTTTATCAGTCGGTGTTTTTAGAAGCCATTTTTTTGGTGCTTCAATATCAACATCTTCATCAAGATCATTAAGCACATAATAATCTCCTTCGTGAACTTTATGATGAATAGTATCAATAATAACCCCGGAATGTGTTTTTCCGTCAATATCCATATAATCTCCTTCAGAGTCTGAAATTCCAGTTCTACCAAGAGGCAAAGATAAAAATTTTAATAACTTACTCATTTATTTATCACCTTTTTAATAAGATTTAGCCAATCTCTTTGATATCGATCTTTATTAAAAAAGCGGATTGCTGTTTCTTTTCCTTTTTGGCCGACCTTTATACAACGATCATAATCATTTATTAATTTTTCTAATAATCTTGCCGCAGAATAAGGATTGTTTGGTATTATAAAGCCATTTTTTCCATTTTCTATAAATCTTTCAACATCATGATTTTTAGCTGTCACAATACAACATCCAGATAACATTGCTTCTGTTCTTGCTCTATTCATTGGCGTATGTAAAGAATAATCAAAATAAATCAATGATCTGCCAAGATAATCTCTATAATCATCCCAATTATCAAAAAATATATGAATTCTTAAATGAACTATTGCTATTCCTTTTTTTCCTAATTCTTCCTGCGTTGCTTTATATAATTTACGATTATAATAAGTATCAAGACCAGCCGGCGATACTGCTGTTATAATTCTCGGCTCCTTTTTTAAATCCCACCATTCTTTAGGATCAAGCCCATGAATTATTGGCACAATCTCTTTTCCAACTCCTTTCCATTCCTCTGCAGCTTTATAAGAATTAACAACCATTATATTATCACCAACCAGTTTTGCCATTTTCTCAATTATTTCTTCCTTTGTATACCATTCTGGCCAAACTGGGCTTCCATGATTTATAACTATTTTCGGAATATCTTGGATTTGTTTATTTAATTCTCTAAAAATAATTCCTTTATTACTTAATCTTTCGTCTATACTCATCTGATCAACATGGAGAATTGCTAAATCATACTTTCCTGGCTCATAATAAGGAACCCATTTTACATTTTTCGGTAAAGGTCTTGCTCTTGGAGCCCATTCCCGGCAGTTGTTTATAAGCAAATAAAATTCACAATTTGGCAGTTTAAATAATTCATATTGATGCGAGGCATGCCAAGGAATTCCAAATATTTTTATTTTTTTCATTTTTTTATTACTTTTACCAAATATCCTATTTCATTATGTCCTTGATAATTTTTAGAAAGATGCATTTTCTCATTTTTGATAAATTCTTTCCAATTCTCAAATCCATTTAATGTCATTACTCTTGATTTTAATTCCTCAATTTTAAATCCAACTTCTTTTAATAATTTTTCAACCCCCCAGCGAGTATACCGCAAATAATCATGACCTTCCGGATTATGATGAGGATAAATAAATGGAAATGAGATATAAAGAATACCATTTGTTTTTAACGACCAATTTAAATTAAATAATGCCTGATGAGGATCCCATACATAGTCCATTACCTCCAAACAAAAAACTACATCAAAATTTTGAATATTTTCTTCTCCTAAAATACTATCCCATCCACTTTTCGTTTTCGTGCTTATCCAAAACCAATCCTTATTTAAATCAGCAATATAATCAGGCTTACACTTCATTTCCTCTAATCCATTATCCAAAATCTTATACTCTTTAACATCCCAGCTTTTCGTCCTTCCTTTAACAGGATTAGCTCCACCACCAACATCCAATACTCTATCTGCTTTAACATCAATAGTTTTTAACCAGTCTTCTAATTGTTGTCTAAAATAAGAACTCATAATCTTTTTTTATAAACCTCATATACTAAAAATGCCATACCAAGACAAAATGAAGTCCAACCAATGAGAAAATACCAAGAATGGGGATTAAAATCTACAATCATTATTCCAAGCATTCCGAGAGTAATTAAAAGGTAAGTAATAAGTTTCATATTTTTATTATCTATTAGTTTATTTTTAACTTCTTAATAGCTTTTTTAAATAATCAATATAACCTTCAATTAAAATTCTATCTCTTTTTAATTTCATAACTCGTTGCTCTAATTCACCTGCCATTTGGATTTTCTCATTTAATTTTCTACATCTATCAACTACTTCTTTCCACTTTTTAGTCTTTTTAATATGCTCTTCTTTTTGATGAGCCCTTAACCAAGCTTCTTTATTTTCAAACTCTTTTCTTTCTTTGTTAGAGCATATTTTTTTAGCCTGTTTCTCAAAAAAATCACATTCAATTTTATTTCTAATTAATAAAAGTTCATGTTCTTTTAACTGCTTTTTTAAGAATTTTTTTATTTGTCTTTTTCGCATAATTCTTTAAAAACCTTCAGATATTCATTACACATTCGCTCTAATGAAATATCTGAAAGCTCAATTAATTCTTTAGCTCCTCCAGTAAGGCCAGATAGACAAAAATCTATCTTACAACCAGAGGCAATTCCTTCTAATAAAGTATTACTACACGCATCACAAAAATAAGGAATTAAGAGAATATCGACCGACCTCATAACCTTTGCTACATCATAAGGATATTCTCTAACTCCTAAATACCTTACTGGTTCATTCATAAAAAAGTCAAAATTATATTTAATAAGCTCCGGTGAAAACCTACCCATTAACCATAATTCTGAATCTTTATTTTTTTTCCAATACCAATGAAAATACATAAAAGCTTCAGGCATTCTCTTATTCTCATCTCGATTATACTGCACATAAAGATAAACATTATTTTTAGTTCTTGGCAGTTTCTCTCCTTGCGGATTAAAAATCTTTGTATCTACTCCATTATAAATTATTGGTCCATCTTTTTGTATAAAATATCCAACATATTCTTTTGCCCATCGAGATTGATAAATTACTTTATCAGCTAATTGAGCAAAGTCATATAATCTGCTTGTCCCAGTATTCCTATTTCTGCTATTTCTTGGAATATTATCAACTCTTAATATTATTTTCTTTCCAGCTTCTTTCACTGCTTTAACTTCACTTCTTTCAACCATTGTTGCTCCAGATATAAAATAAATATCACAATCCTGCCAATTATTAACAAAATCAACCTTATCTTTTAATCCATTATATAAGTTATTTAAAAATGTCCAACCACCGCCAATTTTCTGTTTTGAACTATTTGCAAGATATATTTTCATAAACTATTCTATACCATTAGCAAAAAATGTTGATTTAACATATTTTAAAAACCATTCAAGTTCATCCCAAAGACCAAATTTTTCAATTTCCCAAGCATGACCCCAAAGATGAAAATATCCATTATTTTTATAAGCCTCATCAAATAACTTAAAAGCAATATCAATCCATTTTTTACCACCATACTCTTTTCGATTTGGATATACATGAATTGATGTCTCTATTTCATAAAGATCATCCGGATGCTCTATATTTAAAACCTTTGTTGTTCTTGCATATTTATACCCAAAAGTTTCAACAACATCTTTAATTACATCATTATATCTACCTCTTGGATAACAAAACCATTCAATAGTCTTTTCTGTTAATAATTCTAATATTTTTTTTGAATCATCTATCTCATAATATAATTTTTCAAAATTTCCTTCTAAAGCAAGTTTTTTTAAATCTTGCGGATGATTTATTGTATGGCTTCCTATTTCAAACCCAAGATCTGATAAATATTTTATTTGCTCTTTTGCCTCTTTTTTACTTAACTCAATAAAGAAAATTGCCGGTAAATTATATTTTTTTAACACTTCAGCTAATTTAATATTTTCTAAACAATAATCATCCCAGGAAGTTATAAACTTAAAATTTTCTTTGCAATTTTTCATACTTCTAACTTCTTAATAGCTTTCTACTTTTCTATAAATATATTTCCCACATCTTTCACAATAAAGATAAACGCATTCATTTCCCCACTCAACTGTATGTTTAACTAAAACCCACTTATGTTGACATTTTTCATCTTTCTCATCTTCTTTCACCTCTTCCTTAAACAACCTCAAAATCTCTTCTGGGCTTTCTTTATCGCATACTCCTAAGTGTTTAATTATTATCTCGGCTATTTTTTCTTTTAGTTGTTGGTTTTTGGTCATAGGTTTAATGTTTAAAAATTCTTAAATAAAATTGCTTCATCGGGAAAAGGCGATATTCTCTCAATTTCTTTTTTCGTCAATTTTCTATGATTTTTAAGATATTCTTCATATTTTTGCATTTCTCCAATAGACACTTGCTTAATACCTCCGTCAACCCAAGCATAACCTTTTCCATCTAATATGCCTGTGCGATAAACAGGAACTAAACTATAATACCATAACATTCCTCCTATAATTTGGTTATCCCAATAATATAACCGCACAACCAAATCAGACCGTAGTAAAAACCAATCTCCTTCTTTAATTGTTTTCTTTTGGTTTTTCTTCATAGATTTTTTTTAGCCATTGTTGTTGCTTTTGGTTAAGTTCTTCCACGAATTCATTATAATAATCAACCCATCTAAAATTGCCACTATTTAATGATTCTTTCTTAGGGTTCGTCTCTTCTATAAAGCATTGAAGGGTTTTATAAAAAAATTCATCAATTATTTGCTGACTATAAAACTCAACTAATTTATTATACTCTTTCTCTTGCAATCTTTTATTTTCTTCTGGAGATTTATCAAAAAAACCAATCATTGATACCTCAAAACCAGACTGCATTATATCTTCAATGAGTTGTTTAACCTCCTCTTTAATTGTTTTATTTTGGTTTTTGGTCATAGGTTTTAATCAAATAATATTTATCTCCAACTTTTTGAAAAAATACAAGTATAATCTCTATTATTGGTATAATCAATGCCAATAAAATAATTGTCTTTCTTTAAAATTCTTCTAAGCCAAAGATAAAATTTTGTTAGTTTTCCGTAGGTAATCCCTTTAATTTTCTTTTGGTTTTTCATACTTTTTTATCGAATATAGGTTTTCTTTTAACCATTAAGATAATTACTGATAATATCCATTAGTAGGATAGTTCTTATAAATCCAGTCAACAATATCTTCCTGGTTTCCTATAAATGTGCTTTTTAAAACCCACCTTCTAATCTCTACTTTTCTTTGTTCTTCGTTCCAATTCTCCTCTTTAATTGTTTTCTTTTGGTTTTTGGTCATAGATTAACTTTTTTAATTCTTTTTTGCTTTTTCTATCTAAAATATATTGATTTTCAGAATAGTCAAAAGTATATCGCAAACACTTTTTACAAAGATATGACCAACCTTCTACTATTGTTAATTGATTTTTGTGTTTAAAGCAACATTTATAATTTTTTTTGGCTCTTCTCCAATTTGCTTTTAATATTATTTCCCTAATTTTTCTTAGTCTTTTACTCATAAACTTTATTTTAGTTCTTGGTCATACTTCTATTTCAAATTTATTTAATTGATTACAAATCTTTTCTATTTCTTCTTCACAAATTTTTATCATATATACATATTCTTCTATTAAAATTTTACTGGGTTTCTTTTTATGCCATTCTTCATTATATAATTCTCGGAATGGCTTTAAAACTTCTATTACCATTAGCAACTCTCTGATTAAATCACCTAATTTAATTGTATTTTTAGATTTTGGCATAGATTTTAAGTTAAGTTAATTATTATTTAAATTTATAAACCTCTACCTTAACTTTTCCAACCCTTAAATCCTCTAAACTTGAAAATGCCATTGGTAATAAATCTATTTTACTTGGATCTCCTATTCTATCTATCACTTTTACTATAATAAACTTATCTTGATATTTTACTAATAAATATTCTCCTAATGACACATTATCATAAGCGGCAAACATTCCATCTTCCGGCAACTCAATCCCACTTGCTGTTAATAAATCTTTTCTACAATTTAAACAATTTTCACGATTATACCAAGTTGCTATAACTATTTGAGGCCAGTTAGGGCTATTATTATATATTTGATCCCTGTTCTCCACCAAAAACGGAGAATGTCCGGGCGAATAATAACTTTGCCCAACTTCCTGCTCGGAAGCTGTCCTGGCCCCAAATAGAATTATCAAAACCATTATCATTACAATAATTACTTCCAAAAAAAGTATAAATAAAGCTATTTCTGTTGTAATTTTTTTAATTTTTTGCATAAATAATTTTAACTATTGGTTTTCCATCTATTATTACTCTTTTAAGCTTAACTATCTTTTTTTCTTTTTTCCTCATTGAAATAGTCTCATCAATAAATTTTAATACAGTTTCAAGGGTGAATTTTTTAATCCAGTCGGTATTTTTTATCACCTTAATAGTCTCAATTATATCTTCATCTTTATATCCAACTAACAACTGAGCAGGCCTTAAATTTCTTTTAATAATACTTTCCATTTGCTTATAAGTCTCTGGTTTTAAACCTTTCTGTTCTATCCAGAGAGCAATAATCTGAATAGCTCGTCTTTTATCTTTTTTCATTTTTTCAAGATATTCTTTTAAATCAAAAGGAGTGTCGCTTTGCGACATATTATTTAAAGAAGTTCTTTTAGAATTGTTCTTTATAGTGGATACGACATCATGCGTCATATCTGATACGACATCTGATGTCATATCTGATACGACATTTTTGTCATCTGTTTGGATTATTTGAACAAGCTCAAAATTAACAAAATAAACATTTGATCTGCCAGTTCTTTTTACAATAATAAAACCATTATCTCTTAATTCAGCTACTCTTCTTTGAACTTGCCTAACTGTGCAATTCATTCTTTCTGCCAAATGTTTATTACTCATTCTAACTCCATCTAAATTTGCTTTTGCTATAATGCCAAATAAAAATTTAGCTCCCCAACTTATTGCTTTGGATCTCATTAATTCCTCTGGTATTGGTAAAAATTTAAATTGAAGCTTCATATTTAGGTATTTTTGCTACTTCTTTTCCATTAACTTTATAAACAATATATTCTCGCTTAAAACTATTATTTTCTATTTTATCAAAAGCATTTTGGAGTCCATCACAAGCTTGTTGTTGTTTATCTATTCTTGCCTGAAAATCTACAATATATTTAGATAATTGTTCCGGAGTTTGAGCATAAAAATAACCCTCCGAATTAGCACAAATTGGCCAACCTTTTGTTCGGAGGGCATTTATAATAGATCTCATATTTGCCCCTAATTTTCCCGGTTTGTCTCCTTTCATTCCAATAAGTTTAGCAAGTTCTCTACCAGTAATTTCTTTACCTTTTAAATTTACTAAAACTTCAAGAGTTTTATATTGTAATTTTGTTAAATTATCCATATATTTATATTTTACCATTTATCAGCCTCTTATGCCAGCCCCCCATCAGTTTGGGAAGCTACTGCCAACTTAATGGCTTGAAGCTCCCGCACCTTCGAGGAGCTGACTAAGGTGCTGATTTGCCTACAAGGAAGAGGCTATTTTTCTATTGCAGATCCGGAATCTGATACCATAATTTCTTTATCAATCTTTGGCTTTACCTTTCTAACACTAATAAATTCAGATTCTTTTATTTCAGTTCCTTTAAATTTTTGTCCCTGTTTAATTGCTTCAGTAGCAAGTCCTCGCCATAAATTTCTATCAACTTGTTCTCTAATATAATCATTCAACCCTTTCTTTTTTAAATCCTCAACCAAAGCCTTTTCGTCAACTATTGTCAATGTTCTCGCAACCTGTCTTGATATCATCGCTTCTTGAGTTTTAATTGAATTAAATCCAAGTCGTTTCAGATGTTCAATAATATCAGCTTGTAATTTATCTCTTTCTGCTTTTAACTTATCCATCTTTTCTTTCAATTCATTAATTTTATTCCGGATCTCAACTATTTTTTTGGCCTTTTCTTGTATTGTCATACTTTTTTCTTATACTTTTTCTGGCAATTTCTACAGAGAGGACTAAACGGATAATGCTTCTCTGAATATTCCTTTTCTGCCTTTGTGACTTTCATTCCGCAATCAACACAAATTTCATCTTTTTCTACCGATTTTTCTTTAACTTTTTTCTTTACAGTCTTTCTTGTAAAAGTCTTTGCTTCATAATTTCTATCATTCAACTCTTCAGCCGGAGTAGTTTTATATCCAGCTAATACCACAACCCAGCCAAATATATTTCTTAGAGCCTTAGCACAAGCTCGAGTTTGGGCCATCGATTTCAGTTGAAATTCTGGTTTATCCTTCCAATTCTTTTCATCTCTTAAACAACTGGCCTCTGCACTGCCTATTTTAATTCCTTGCGGATTATAAACAACAGCAGTTGCATTATATCCAATAAGATTACCTTCATCATCAACTATTTTTTCAGTTCTTTCTGTTCCAACAGTTGTATTGAAAAACCTTGCTATCGTCTGCCAATCTTCAAATTCTAAATACTGTTCACCATTTATTATTACCTTCTCCGGCTTTCTTTCTATAATTCCTTTCAATGCCTTAGCTGCTCTTGCCGCAAACTCAATCTCTTTTTCAGGATCAAATCTCATCGGCGTTTTCTGTTCAACTGGGATTATTTCTACATTTTCCTTTTCCTTGCTGGCATTCTTTTCTTTCTCTGTCATATATTTAGTTTTTAAATTACTTATTATTTGCCTTTCTCCTTCGTTTCGACCTTTTTAACTTTATTAAACGAAGGAGTTCTTCATTTTCTTTTCTTATTTTTCTTCTCATCTTGGTAATATAATTAAAAACACCAGAACAGAGACTGCAATTGCCAAGAATATCCAACCACCAATCTCTCTATCCGGTGCTTTTTCATATTCAACATCTTTATAAAATGTTTGCCAAAATATTTTTTCTATTTTATTCATACTTTTATATTAATCTTTTTGTAATTTTTTGTCAAGTTTTTTGACTGTTTGAGCAACCCATTGATGACTTCTTCCTATTAATTCTCCAACTTTTCTTGTGCTTAAACCTTGCCTATATAATATTAAGGCCCTTTTTTGCAATTCTTCTCTTTGCTTGCGTTTGTATATAGATTCTTTCATACACTTTTATTATAAGCCCTTGTCAAAATTTGTCAAGTCCAGTTATCCACAATATAAGAAAATAGGCCAACTTAATGGCCTATTTTCCCGGGTTTACATCCCTAAATCAGTTTTAAAAATCCCTATTTCTCTTTAGCAATTGAATAAATTCTTTTATAGAAAATCTCATAAATAGCAATAGCTGAACTTACTATAACCCAAAAATTTCTAATGTATTCTTCCGGCAATAAACTTTTCGCAATAAACTCAACTGAAGCAATCACAAAAGATAAAATCATTACAAACATAATAACTCCTTCTTTACCAAATCTTGGTTCAATATATTTCTTTATAAATTGAGTTAAAAGAAATATTAAACCACCAAAAAATACACTTTCTAACATAACTTTGAAGAGACAGAGGCCGGTGCGAGGCAAATATGCTAATCCTCTTTTAATAAGAGTGCATTTATATCTTACTTGATCCTCTCCGAACCTCTGCCTCTAAATTAATTAATTATCAGTTAAACTCTCTTTTATATAACCTATCATTCGTCCAAAATTAACAAATTTAATTATCTTTTTTCTTAAAGCTGTCTTACCTAAAAATTCACGCAATCTATCTTCACTATATGATTCAAAAATTTTAACTTCCTCTGGAGTTGGTTCTCTTAAAACTATTTCATGAAAAATTTGATATAATTTTTCTCTTGTCATAATTTCTTGTTTTTCTATTTTTACTAATGGCAATGGGTCAATTGCTCCCCGATAACCATTATAATAATTTAATATAGTATAGACCTTTTTAATAGCTGGGAAGTATTTTTGACGGCCAGCTTTCCCAATAGCAACCTTATAAACTCCCCAATGAAGATGCGTTCCAAAATGAATTCCATCCTCATAGATTGTTTGTGGTTTTCCGTCTTTAAGAACCGCCCCAGTATTTCCTTCAAATCCTATTACATCACCTTGTTTTACTTTTTCACCTATCTTTACTACAACTTCATCTAAATGTCCATAAACGGTTAAGTATTTATCATCGCATAAATAAACGTGCTTTCCATAACCGCTATCAGTAGTTTTGACATCTACCACTAAAGCATCATAAGGAGCATACACTTTATCTCTCCAAAAGGTTGCTAAATCTAAT